CAAGACTGTGCCTATTGCCTCATCGATGATGCACAAACACGCCTAGGAGGTGTTTGAATGATTCAGATTACATGGGATGATGGTGAATGCAATGAATGCGGAGATGCCATGAAGGTTGTTTATTCATTTAACCAGGCGTGGCAATGTAAAGCATGCAAAATGCTAGACGCTGTTCAAAGAATTGCATACGCATTAGAATTGAAGGTGGGGATTGAATGAAGCAATGTGAAATGTGCAATATCATCGGTACAGAGGAAACCGAATTAATTACAAATGTATTTTTTAAGTTCCTCAATGAAGAAATACAAATATGTTATCTCTGTAAAGGTTTGATTAGACATCTAATTGATGAACAAGAAAAGAGAACCACAAAAACAGATAGCGAGGAATAACCAAAACCACTCCCAGCCATCTAGGTCAAGAGATAGACGAGTTGAGCCGTGCTCGATTACAATATCAGGTGATGAGGGGGGCTCTTCATCATCAACCCTCATTCTATCATCTCATCAATAGAATAGCAGGTCCGCCATTGGTCCGACAGTCCATCCAACAGGGGAGACTCTAACTATTCCTTGAATCATCAAACCCTCGCCGGCCAAAATACCAAGCACACGGTCTTTGAATGTTAAATCATTGAAGGGATTGAACGATGCAACCCACATCGCTGCGCCTGCTCCATAATCAACAACACCACGGAAGAGACTTTTTGTCAATGCCGCACCTGGTGCATTTAGATTATTTTCAGACCATTGGTATTGAGAGTCATGTCTTTGCGCCATGGCATCGATTTCATTCACCGGTTGAATTGCTTCATTTGCTTTGGCTGTGTAAGGAGTTCCAGGGCCTAGATATTCATACTCTCCAAAGTAGCCCCAGTCATGTTTTGGCAACCGATCATTTTTTGGTTTTGGTATTTTAATTGAAGTTATTGATGATGATGGAATCAATTGATAGTGAACACCATTCTGAAGAAGAAGGAGTTTTTTCCTAGTATCTTCAAGTTCTTTGGACCTGCTCATAGGATAACCTCAGTCGGTTAATGTAAACCGTATCAGATTCTTTAGTGGTCATTCCTGTTGCGGTGTATCTAATTGATGGCACTTGACAAGCATCTGAACCTGAAGGACCTGGTACAGTCAATTGCACCCATCGGTAAAGGTATAACATATCTGAAGCAGTGGGGTCACCTGAACCGTATTCCCAATTGTCACTAGATAACATTACCAGGGGAGAGGTTGTTGATTGAGTCCACGATGAACCAATGGCTAACTTTGTATTGATGAACTCATCAGGAGAGTTGTTGAAACCTGCCTGAATAGAATTAGGCCCTTGACCTAGTGGTGTAAAAGTATCAGCAGCACCCAAGGGAACATCACTAACCACGAATGAATCGATTATCAATGCGCCACCTTGTGCGGGGTCAATAGTGACAGTTGAAACGTAAGGACCAGAACGTTGAATTCTTTGGTTAGCAAACATCAATGTTAATTCTTGCATTGATAAACCTGCTAGGTCTAACCGCTCTTCAGACAAAAAGTTGTTAGTTGCCCCTAGTTTAATCCAGTTGTTGCTAGGAAGATAAGGGCCCGCCTCACTTCCGTAGGAAACTTCCCAAGTGGTCGCCACCGCATCATAGTAAAACGTGGCACCGTCAATGACTTTCGTTATTCTAAATGGTGCATCGCTCATTTAATCATCTTCCTTGCTGCTGTTCCAGCACGCTTGAATCCATCCTTCTTCCATCCGCCACTCTTCTTTTTGAAGCGTGGTGATACCTTTTTGAAAGCCTTTGAGTATGCTTTGTTGTAAGCAGATGGCGCACGCTTGGCTTTGACTTTTGGAGAAGCAGCTGCTTTTGGTGTCTCAACATGAGTATGAGTTGTAGCGGTTCCGCAATGATGGCAGAAGTTAGCCATTGAATCAAGCCTCGGCTGTGCTTTGAATTGCTATTGCCATCCAGTCTTTAGTTGATAGTTTAACGACTCGGCAACGAATACGGGCAGTCACTAGAACGTCGCTAGGGTCAATGGCGGTTCCATCAACACCGGCTACCAGGTAAAGCGTATCATTCACGACCATGAATGACTCGCTTAGGTTAGTTGGCCCAAAGTTGTCAGGGTAAAGGTCGTTAGTATGAGAGGCGATGTTGTTTGCTTTGTCAATCTGTAAAGCACCTGAAGCAATAAGGGAGTTATTGTTTCCCTGGACGAACAAAGTTGCGGGGTTCAAATCAGTTAGTTGAAAACCGATTGAGCCGTTTGCTGTCACCATTCTAGCGACATCATAGGAAAAGTTTGCTCCAGTTTGTGTGATGAAGTCAACCGAGTCAATTGCGATGGCTTGACCTGTTGGCACATTCACATATGCTGAAAGGTCAACAGTTGCTTGAACCCTGGTGCCATCTGCTGATGCACCTGGTAAAGTTGCGGTTTCGGTTAGGTAAAATGTTCCAGTCTTAGCGGTTGCCATGTCACCCTCCAATCAAAGCCGGTGTATAAATTACACCGTCAGCACTCAACTCCTATCCTTTGAGCCGAAGGCGACAACAGACTTTTGGCCAACCGTCCGGTCGGACATACACTGCCGACCGCCGAAAGGCCGTTGACCGCAGTCATTTTCCCCCGAAATTGACTTGAATCGAAGATTAGCCCCTTTGTTACATCATAATAATATTATTTTATATAGGAAAATGGTTTCGGACAGGGTATGAAGCAGGCCATATCGATTACACTTGACGACGATTGCATTAGATATTTGGGTACGAAGATGGGTAAAAGAAGCCATTTTGTGAACAAATTGATTGTAGAAGATATGCAAAAGCACCTAGAGACTAAGAAAGTTGTTTGGATTTCTTGTAAAGTATGCAGTGAAAGAATGAAACAAGGTCAAGACTGTGCCTATTGCCTCATCGATGATGCACAAACACGCCTAGGAGGTGTTTGAATGATTCAGATTACATGGGATGATGGTGAATGCAATGAATGCGGAGATGCCATGAAGGTTGTTTATTCAT